TTGAGGATATTGAAGATGATTTTGATGATGAGGATACATATTGATTTGGAGTCAATATGTGGTTATACCAGGGTAAGGAATTCAGTGAACCGATAGAAAAGTATGTCGGGTTTGTTTATTTGATTACATGCCTTACCTCAGGTCGTAAATATATTGGCAAGAAATTGTTTTGGTCATCACGAACCAAACAAGTCAAAGGAAAAAAGAAAAGATTCAAGGTCGAATCAGATTGGAAAACGTATTGGTCCTCATCCGATGAACTCAAAACTGATGTTCAAAAGATGGGAGAAGAAAATTTCAAGCGAGAAATTATTCACCTATGTTTTGGCAAGGGTGAGCTTTCCTACCTTGAACTACGTGAGCAGATCGACAATCGTGCATTAGAGCATCCTACAATCTGGTACAATAATCTAATCCACTGCAGAATCCACGGATCTCACCTAAAAACCCTCCGAAAATAGTGTTGTTTTTGTGCAACAACCCCGGTTGCACTTTCTGCCAGAAGATGTATAATGTACATATGATGAGAAAACGACGCTCCGACAGAAACCACGTTCTGTACCAGATCACCAATCTTTCTACTGGTGATACTTACGTGGGCTTGACTGTTGCTCAAGGCCAGGCCTATCTGCGCTCGGTCAAGATTCGGTGGCAGAAACATGTCTCTGCTGCGCTCAAAGACGGCAAAGATTGGGCCTTTAGCAAGGCATTACGGGCGCAGCAAGACAGTTCTTGGCGGTATCAGGTGCTAGAGGTCGTCCGGGGGCGTAAAAACGCTCATCAGCGCGAGCGCCAACTAATCGCTGAACTTTCCCCCTCTCTGAACACTTTTTGATGTTGTTTTTTTACAACACTCTCAGAAATCGGTTGCATTCTTTCCCAGATTCTGTATAATTAAAGTATAGTAAGAAACATTGATGAGTAAACGGAGCGAACAATGAAAACCTACAAAGAAGCGATTCAAAGGCAAGCCCGGGGTGTCATCGCTAGCTGGATGAGCGGTGGTAGCTTCAGGGACATCCCTAGTCAAGTCATCCACACCATTGCTTGGGTCTACGATGTCTCACACAGCAAGGTCCGCGCTGACATCCAACAACTTTTGGACAGCCCTAAGTTCGTAAGCGAAGCCAAAGGCTGCTAGAAACCCTACGGTTGACAGGGCTATCCAATTCTGCTATATTGTGTTCATAGCGTAAACAATTAGGAGCGAACCGAATGTCTAAACTGCTAATCCAAACCCAAGTCTACGAGAACTATGGCGATGCTGACAAACCCCACTGGAAGGCCAAGGGTGGTGGTGACTACGTGGTCAAGGAGTTTAAAGGCAACCATAGCAAAGCTCTGAAAACAGTGATGGCGGTGCGTGGTCAGATCGAGCAGGACAGCGAATACTTCCGCGAGCACATTATTGGCTGGGAAGTGGTTGCCGATGACTACCTTACTGAATTCGAGCGTAGCCAGTTGCAGTACGAAGGCAAGATCATGTATCCCGCCAAAGTATTGGTTGCTAGTGTTTAATATGCACAGGTGGCAGAGTGGCCCAATGCAAGAGTCTGCAAAACTCTAAAGTCGTCGGTTCGAATCCGACCCTGTGCTCCAAATTTCAAGGAATCAAAATGAAAAAAGTGACCCCTGCAATGAATGATCTACTTTCCACTTACGCTAAAGCTATCAAAGACGCTTACTACAATAACTATAAAGGAAAACTTGCTTTTGATGTACAACTTGAGTTTGGTCGTAAATATGCGAAAGTTATCAATACCTTTGATGGCAGTCGGTCGATCCATGCTTTCGTTGATCTGAAAACTGGCGATGTTTACATGCCTGCCTCTTGGAATAGTCCTGCCAAGCATGTTCGATACAACTTGGTGAATAATTTTCCATCATCAATTGATTGGTCAGGCAGTTATTTGTATATGCGGAGGAGTATATGATGTTTAGTTTATTGCTTTCGGAGGTAGAATCAATCAGTAGTGCCTATGGATATGATACAATTGATTCTATCGAGTTTATTCGAACCCACTTAGTTGAGTATTCGCACCTGCCGGAATTTGTAGAAGAGTTCAAGCTGTTTTTAGAGCATGGGAAAGAGATATTGGGATGAAAATAGTTATTAATTGTTGTCATGGTGGGTTCGCTCTTAGCACCAATGCTTTACAAGAATACCGTCGCCGTAAGGGTGACGAGAGCATTTATGAGTATGATATTGCTCGAGATGATCCTATTCTAGTTGAGATTGTTGAAACTATGGGATCAGATGCAAATACTAGATTTTCAGATCTTAAAATAGTAGAAATCCCATATGGGGTGAATTGGTTTATTCAGGAATATGACGGCGATGAGTGGGTTGCCGAACGGCACCGTACTTGGAGGTAACATGCATTCTATTATTAAAGATCTTGCACTACAAGCAGGTTTTTGTTTTTGGGATGACGAGGGTTGGAAACCCTATGGGGAGGCAGAAATCGATTGGGCAGGACGATATGATGAAGAGTTCAATATGTTCGTTGAACTGTTGCTTCGAGATGCTGCTAGTTATATTGACAATAAAATTGCCTTTGGTATAGGTGACAAACTTTTAGAAAGATATGGAGTAGAGAATGAGTCAGTACACAACTTGGAGTGAAGATGACCGACTTGCTTTTCGAGATTGGTTGAAAAGTATGCTGCGAATGGGCGGTGTCCAACTTACTTTTACTAAAACGGATGGGTCGGAGCGTGTTATGAACGCTTCTCTTGAGGAAGATAAAATTCCCGTCTATGAAAACAAAACTGGTCGAACAAAAGTACCCAATGATGAAGTAATTTCTGTAGTTGATATTGACATTGGTGAGTGGCGTGCTGTACGATATGATTCCATTAAACGAGTGAATATTACATTATGAGTAAAGTAGTTGCCCATCCGGAACCTGTTGCAACAGAAATCGATTTTGCAAATAAATCTTATACCATCAAGTTGGTTAGTGCATTAAATTGGTACAACACCGAAAAGGATAAGAAGGATGCAAGAAAGTATATAGAAGATTATGCGAAGCGCACAGGGGTTCGATTGGGCGACTACACCGACTCAGACATAGTCCTTACTATGGGTTGGTTGGCGCGTCTTGCAAACAAAGGGGCAATACTTTCTGCAGACCATGTGCACCACCTGAATCGTTACATGGCTCGATTGAGTGCTCTTAAGAAAGTACAAGTACAAGCCTCGGTGCAGCGTGTATCAATTCAGGAAGCCACTCAAAATCGAATCAGTTCGTACCTGGGGGAGCTAGAGGGTGTATTTGACGAGATCGCTAAGAACCCAAAACAAGAATTCTCACTTTTGGCAGATCTGAAGAAAAATCAACTGCCACAGGCAGCAGCATCAGATGTTGGCGATTGGACTAAAAGTAAAGTAAGAGAACTTGTTGCAGCATATGAAGGTAAAGATAAAGATCTTGCTGAAGGATATTCAAACTTCAACAAGCGAGATTTGATGGCAGTTATTAAGCGTCTGGCTTCGTTTCTTGAAGATGCTGAAAAGTATTCGGCGTTCAAGAAAGCTAATCGTAAGCCCCGAGAGAAGAAAGTCAAACCTCCGACTCAACAAGTCAAGACACTCAAATATAAACCGCGGGATGAAGATTTGCAAATCACTTCTATTCCCCCCACTAATATTGTCGGTGCACAACAAGTTTGGTTATTTAATACCAAGACAAGGAAGTTGTCCGTTTATCGAACCGATAGTGCCTTGGGTATACAAGTCAAAGGCACAACGCTACAAAATTATGATCCTGATATGTCTTGTCAAAAGACACTTCGCAAACCTGCTGAACAAGTAAAGGAACTCATGGCAGCAGGTAAAGTGCAACTAAGAAAATTCATGGACAGCATCAAAGCAGTTGAGATGCCTTGCAACGGTCGTCTCAATGAAGATACCTTAATTCTAAGAGCAATGAAATGATTATAATTGACTATTCCCAGACAGCTATCTCTAATTTGATGGCTGAGCTTGGAGGGAGAAAGGATGTTGAAATAAATCTTCCTTTAATTCGCCATATGATCATAAATTCCATTCGCGGATACAAACAGAAGTTCGGATCGAAGTATGGTGAGCTGGTCATTGCATGTGACAATCGTAACTATTGGCGCCGTGGTGTATTTCCCAACTATAAGGCAAATCGAAAGAAGGAAAGGGAGGACTCTGGATATGACTGGAAAGCGATCTTTGATGCTTTGTCTGCTGTACGGAAAGAATTGAACGACTACTTTCCGTATCCCGTGATCTCAGTTGAGGGTGCTGAAGCGGATGACATTATCGCCACTTTAGCAGAATGGACGCAAACCAATGATCTAACTTCAGGCATGTTTGAAGAACCCAAACCTCTTCTCATCATCTCGGGCGACCATGACTTTATTCAATTGCAAAAGTATTCGAATGTAAGCCAGTTTAGCCCTATTCAAAAGAAAATGGTGAAACCAGAGAGGAAACCCGACGATTATGTAATTGAACACATCATTCGCGGCGACTCGGGGGATGGAGTGCCCAATGTTTTTTCTGATGACAACTGCCTTGTTGAAGGACGCAGACAGAAACCTATTCAAACAAAGAAGTTGGATGCATGGATTAAGGATCCGTCAACGCTACCAACCGATGATGCCTTTGTTAAAAACTATGAGCGTAATAAACTTTTAGTTGACTTTTCAATGATTCCCATGTCGGTGAAGTATTCGATTATAAATAATTTTGTGCAACAACCCAAAAAAGATCGTAGTCAACTAATGAACTACTTCATGCAAAATAGAATGAAAATGATGCTTGAAGTTATATCGGAGTTTTAACATGCGCCTATTACTTCCTGAAATTTTTGATAAGGTACAAAAAGCTGAAACTAATCAGCAACGTATCGAAATCCTCAAGCAAAATAATTCCCCTGTTCTCATCGACTTGTTGAAGATGAACTTTCATCCAGACATTACCATGAAGTTGCCTGAAGGAGTTCCTCCTTTTAAGCGTCCGGGAATTCCCATGGGTATGGCAGATTCAAATCTCTATAAGGAGATGCGAAGAATGTATACTTGGATCACCCCCCCTCAAAATCTTCACAAGATCAAAAGCGAGACGCTATTCATTCAACTACTAGAAAGTATCAATGAAAAAGAGGCTGATCTTTTGTGTGCAGTAAAAGATAAAAATATGACCTCTTTGTATTCATCTATTACATATGATCTGGTGAATGAAACTTTTCCAGGCCTTTTACCTCCGAAAGCCGCTGTTGCAGAAAAACAACAAACGGAGGAACCTGCACCAAAAAAGCGCGGAAGGCCCAAAAAGAATCCTTGACACAAACTCGGGCCGATGTTACAATGCAATTTTTGAATGGTGAATGGCATGCTGATTTATACGACCACCCGCTCTTTAAAAAAGCCGAACCGCAAAACGAAGCGCGAAGTGGAAGAATACAATCGTTGGTTGCAAAGTGTAAATCCTTCTGGCAAAAAGCCATCCAAGCCGTCCGGTTCTCTGGTTCAAAATAAACCATATCGGCGCGGGTACGAGGAGACGCTTGCCATTCCCAGTGTTGATTCAGGTAAGCCAAGTGTATTAGGTGTAAAAAGTATTATGGATCCTTTTAATTTGCAAAAGGAATCAGAAGAAGTTCGTGAAGCAATTATTGCAAAAAGTAAACGTGTTGCAATTGCTTACAACAAAGGTGGTTATCAATACTTGACAGATGATACAGATCCGACTACACTTGGGTCTAGTGAAAGGCGACGATAGGAGAAAAAATGAGCATTATCTTTAGTAACCCCGCAGATCGAAAAACAATTCGAGATGCTTTGCATGAAATTTCTAGCTCTATGTCACGTATTGAGGGGGAGCGTGACTATATCAAAGAGGCAATCAAAGACATTACGGCAAAATACCCGCAAGTGTCAAAGAGGGTCTTTCGTAAAATGATTAAAGTCTATCACTCACAAACTTTCAACCAGGAAGTTGAGGAGCATGAAGAATTTGAAAATCTTTATGAGACTATCACTTCAACTACTCAAGCCCCGGTTGATAAGAATGCTTAATACTCGCAATATTGTAGAAGTTCAAATCATCAATTCATTGGGCCGTGTCAGAAAAAAGCGCATTCTTGGAGTATGGAAGAACGCTGAGGACATTCCCTTTGACAAGATTCGAATGGTGAACGAGAAAGTTTATCGAGGTTGTACGGTAGAAGTCAAAGTCACTGCTTATGAAGGACCTTGATTAGATACGAGTGTACCCAGATCTACGTAACCGTGACTCGTATGCACGAGCTCTACCCTCGGCAATAGATTCAAGAATAACTTTCAGAACATGAAATACTTTTTTCATTGTAGAAATCCTTTTCGGTTGTGGTCAATTTGACGAAGGATTCTCTCAACATCTACGATGTCTTGGGCATATTTAAAGTATTTCTCATTAAAAGATTTTTCATCATATTGCTTGATTTTTAGAGAGAAGTAATTTATAATTGATTTAATCATCTTTGACCTTTTGGGTTATTGAAATTTTGAAGATTTTGTCTTCCTATTATTTATATTGCGACGCAACATGAGTTCAGGTCTTATACTTTTTGTGGGTTTGTTGTATCTCTACGTAGCCATTGAGCAAGCCCTTAAGGGGAACACTGGTATGGGAATGGCGTTTGCAGGATACGCCTTTTCAAATGTAGGTCTTTTTTTACTAGCAACTAAGTGAGGTTACCATGCATGAAAATCAGTACCGATTCGATCCTTCAGGTCAAAATTATAAAGAGCTCAATATCGAGCAAATGAAACCCATCGTCCTTGAAAGCCTTGCGCCTAATCCGATGGAAGAATATATTAAGACTGTCATCTTCGAGAAAATTGAAGATATTACTAATCGTGTTGAATCTTTGTCTAGCAGGTTGAGTTCTATTATGACTCCCGCTGTTGGCGAGACTCGGTTTACACCTATTCAAATTGGTGAACTGCGACCTACTTCCCCATCACCAATGAGACTAAATTTGCATGAAACAGTAGATCGCCTAAGGGCTCTCGAAGAAAAACTCAATATTATTATTGAACGGATTGATCTATGACTGTTCAAAAACCTTGGGGGGAATATAAGGTCCTCTATTCGCAAGAAAATATTGTGAAGGTAAAGGAACTTTATGTTTCCCCCGGTAAATCCCTCAGTATGCAAAAGCACTCAAAACGAAATGAGTTTTGGCTTGTAGTTCAAGGTGTCGCTACAGTATGGACTTTGAATGAGCGCATGACTAATGCAAAACTTTTTTTGGGTAGGTATAATCCAATGGAAAGTTTGTTTATCAAAGTGGGTGAATGGCACCAGCTTGAAAATCAGGGTCAAGAGCCACTGCGAATCGTTGAAATACAGTATGGTTCGGAATGTTCTGAAGAAGATATCCTGCGAAGGTCCTAGTTTAGGTGACTCTAAGGTGTTGTTTTTGTGCAACACAGGGGTTGCACTTTCTGCCAGAATCTGTATAATTGTATCTGTTGAATGATTCAGGAGGCCATAATGGCTAAGAAGATCTCGCGTCAGGAACTTGAAAAAATCGTTAGTAATTTCGCCAACCAAGCTACTCGCAAGAATGACAGCTACGCTTACACTGCGGGTTACCTGGTTTCGCTGACCGCAAGCCTTCTATCAAAGCTACCTTTGCAAGAACAGCTTCACCAGATCAGCATTCTAAATTCTTCATCCGTCTGGGAAGAGAGTGCTTAATAAACTAAAGGAACTCTGCTACCGAGTTCCCTTTTTACTACCGGTGGCGACTTACGGCACTTTGATAGTTTTGGGTGCGCTACTTCTTTTGGGTTAAAACCATGGATGAGATAAATAATTTACTACAGAGTGTTTCTTCAGAGCTCCAGCAGTGGGAAGTGCAAGCCCTGCTCGACCAAATCGAGGAGGATGCGTATCTGGAGGAGTACCTGTTGAATATGGAAAATTTGCTCTCATCCTATAGTTATACTGAGGAGTAATCATGCGTAAAATTATCGTCGCTTTGTTGATCTCTCTAGCTCCTGCTGCACATGCTTGGGGTCCTGTAGAACAAGCAGCCCTTATCGGCGCTATCGGCGGCGCGCTTATTGGTCGCGCTGCAGCTGAACCTGTTCCCCCTCCGTATTATGTTAGCCCCCCTCAGGTATATTACCAGCCTCCGCATCAATCAGGAGAATACTATTACGGTCCTGTAGTTCGCCGCCAATGTTTTCGTGTTCCTTTATATGACCAGTATGGTCGGTATGTTTCTTCTACACGCCGGTGTGATTATGTACAATACTAAATTAGTTAAGAGGCGAGATCCCATCGCCTTTGACTTGTTGACCTCAGGACTCTTTAAGGTTAGAAAGGTTAACAAGAAGACCGCCTACCGGCGGAAATTTCGCAATCAAAAGTCATTTGAAGAAAGGAATCCTATTTAGGAAAATTTATGGCTTGGTTATTGAAAAGTGAAAAACCTAAACCACCCCCCGAAAATAAACCACCTCAAAACCCCCTCTGTTGGCTAACTGACTACAAAAGAGTGAAAGATGACAAAAAGCTACACAGCCCCAATCGTTGAACTGGAGGACGGCGATCTTGCTGTACAATTCGAAGAAGAATATCTCTCCGAGCTAGGATGGAAAGAGGGAGACGAAATTGTATGGAAAGATAACGGCGATGGGTCATATACTTTGACTAAAAAGATAGAAGAACATGAGCTGGTGCTTGTTGAAACTGTCTCAATATTTCGCATTCGATATGCGGTTCAGGTTCCGAAAGGGAAATCAGATTGGGCGCTTGATACAGTCACAATGGAAGAAGCTCTTGAACTATCACAAGAACATGTGAGTGAAAACATTACTTCCCATAGGATTATCTCTGAAGAAGAATATTTGCGTATCTTCAACGAGGATAATGACTATCTAAGAAAAATTAGTGATGAAGATAAGCGCAATAAGTTTGTCACAAAGATAGATCAAGAAGGAAAAGTTGGCGGTGAGCGCAAAGATCATCAGATTCCCTGGTGAAGCATCTCGACCTATATCATTCCGAATCTCGCTGTATAATGACAGCGAGATTTTCATAACTATTCTTGCTATCAATAGCTTTGGTCATCTAACTTTTCTGGTAACAGAAAATAATTTGATTGACATTGATCCCATCTTTGTTATATCATGTTTGGAGAAGGCAAGGGACTGCGACTTGTTTTCTGACAAATCAAAATTCTTGATAATGAATATCCTTTCATCAGTTGAACAAACTTATACTGATAACCCCAAATGAATATTTTTTACCTGCATGAGGATCCGAAAACTTGTGCGTTAATGCACAATGACAAGCACGTAGTCAAGATGATTATTGAGTACGCTCAGCTAATGTCAACCGCTCATCGTTTACTTGATGGTGAAGAATACATGGGGCTGACCGCCAACGGTCGGCGGATTCGACGATGGCGCATGGCAGATCCTAAATACGAATCAGGGTTGATGAAAGCATCTCATATTAATCATCCCTCTGCTGTCTGGACTCGCAAGACAAAGCAAAATTACATGTGGCTTAACCGCATGTGGAATTATTTGTTGCTCGAATACTCGCACCGTTATGGTAAAAGGCATGCTTGCGCTAACTACATGGAATTGTTGTATGCATGGCCCGAAAATATATCAGATGGAGTTTTTACTGCACCCACTCCGGCAATGCCTGATATATACAAAGTGCCCGGTGATTCATTGACTTCATATCGCAACTATTACATTGAAGGCAAAAAACATTTGGCGTCATGGAAGAAACGCGAGATTCCTTCTTGGTACAATACCTCAATTTTATAAATATTACTATGCCACTATACGATTACAATTGCTCATCTTGCGGTCATACTTTCACCGAAAAGTACATGATAGAAGATCGCAAACAACCAGAGGGCGAACCTTGCCCCTCATGTAACGCTCACACCATACACATGCTGATAGGAACTCCGGGAGTTGGAGA